TTATAATAAGAGGAGAGTTGTTACACCCTCCTCATTATAGTTATACAGCCTCAACCCATACTAAGGTTGTTGGCTCTTTAGTCTCCATGTCAAGAACATAGTTCTCAGTCATTTGGAATCCCTCAAGCTCAGCACCTACATCATACGTTTGCTGAATAGCAGCAATAGTTGGATGGTCAGCTCTCATAGTCTCATTTGTTTCAGGGTCTATCAAAGATAGGACGCCAAATACAATGTTAGATTGAGATCTTGTTGCCACTGGCATTCCAGCCAGTGAAGATTTTTTGTTTGCCAGAGGAGCAGATGATACAATCACTGTTGCACTGTTTCTACTCTTGTTGATGTTTACTTTTCTAAAGAATACACTCATAATAATAATATAAATTAAGTTAAACGAGGAATCACTTACGGGGGGTCACCCTGCCTCAATAATTAGCTGGGGAGCAAACTCATAGGACCTCTCAAGCACTTAAAACACATATTTTTTTGGTAGGCAAAATTTTTTTTTGTGTCCCGTTACTTTTTCAATTTGTTTATATTTTGTATATTGAAATATAGAAGCCTACTTAAAAAAAACAACATGAGCAATTATAATGAAGACAAGGATGGGTATGATCCTATGGATGAGATAAAACAAAATGAGTTGGATGAAATAATATTAGATGATGCATTTAATAATTCATATAGGATTCTAATGAAGGAGTTAACATTTGTAGATGTTCTAGACAATGCAGATGACAGTGCAAGAGATGCAGTACTAGCGTTTGATCCTGATGCCGGTCCTAAGTTAAGTGACTTAGAGAATATGATAAGTTGGTTTATTGAGACAGAGGAGTATGAGAAGTGTGCAAGATTAAAAGTAGTAATGAATAATAAGTATCCTGATAGCGTATTAGTAGAATAGATTGTATGGCAACTAAAAAAATAATTAAAGAATTTAAAGATGCAGACCCAAAAGAAATATGGGGAGCAATAATAGAAAACTTTTTCTTTGGATTCAGTGGGGCCATTATTGTTCCATTCATTGCATTGAGGATTGACATAGCTGTATTGATTGGGTACATGTGTCACTACTTCTATATCAGTAAAGTAATTAATAGACCAAAGTATGTAACTAGTTTGGCAAAGTTTATTTTGTTTCCTATCCCTACAGCATTGGGAGGATTTTCAGGATATAAGATAGCTTATTTAGTATCACAGTATTTAACACAATAGACAATGGCAAAAAAAGTAACATGGACATACGGAGGGAAGAAGTATAGCGGGACCTTTATTAGGGAAACTAAAACGCACACATATGCTAGAACTTCCAACGGTAAAGTCAAAACAATAAAAAAGAAAAAGAAATGAAAGGAGTAAAACACTATTTAAAAAACGGGACTGAATGGACAGGTACTAGTCATAAAATGTCTAATGGTAAATTACACACTGGTAAGACACATACTAAAACTAGTAAGCCTTTAGTTCATATGAAAGACTTATCTAAAACAGCTAAAGCTAAAGCTAAGAAATAATGGCAACACCTAGAAAAGGAAAAGCAAAAGTCAAAGTAACTGCATCTGGAAAGAAAGTAAGTTACGGACAAGCGGGTAATGCAAAAGGAGGAGGACCTAGAGTAAAACCAGGAACATCTAAAGGAGACAGCTATTGTGCTAGAAGTTTAGGTATTAAGAAAAGAGTATCAGCTAAAAAAAGAAATGAACCTAACACACCAAACAATTTATCCCGTAAGAGATGGAAATGTTCTGGAGCTAAATCACGGAAATAATGACTGAAGCAGCAATAAGCCAACTTGGATTTAAAAGAGTCCACATCAACACAGATAATTTTACTGAACATGAGTCCTATTACTATTATGTATATAAAATAGGGAACTTGGAATTCACTAGCAATTCAAGTAATGACTTATCAGATGGATCGTGGTACACCGAACTATTTGAAAGTGGTATAAGATTTCATAAATCTACTGAACTTAAAACCGTAATAGACTTATTAGAATACAATAAAATTTTTTAAAGTACGGCATAAACTTTTTTTATTTAAACTTTATACATATATTTGTCTATTGTTTAACTTAAAAAATTTATAATGTCAAATCAAAAAATCAACCCTAGTCTAGATCAAAAAGAACCTGAATTGAGTAAGGAAGAACTTACAGCAAGAAGGGAAGAAATCACTGCATTTTACAAAGACAACATTAAACACTTAGAGGTTCAAGCTGAGTATGAGATGTTATTATCTACTATTGAAAAAGCTAGGGCAGAAAGAATGCAAGCTCAAATGTTTATGTCTCAAACTTATGCTGACCAAAAAGAAGGTAAAGGTGGAGTAGCTCCTGATTCAGAAGAAGCAGTGGCATTTAAACAAGCTATGGAGAACGCAGCAAAGAATATTGATAACTAAAACTCAATATTATGCTAATTAAAAAAGGAGACAACAGTCTTAATGTAAAACATCTACAGCAAAAATTAGGTTTAAAAGATGATGGTATCTTTGGTAGAAATACTGAAAAGGCTGTTATTAGATATCAACTATCTAAGTCCCTGAGAGTTACAGGTATAGTAGATAGTGAAATGTGGGTATTACTTTTTAATGCTAAAGCTGGTGCACTAGAAGCAATAGATGAAGACACAGATACACAAGGACAATACTATAGAACTTCATATGATCAATTGATTCATAAACATTATTTACCTAAAGGAGAATATATAGCAGGACCAATAGAGAATGAATATATTTTTTTACACCATACAGCAGGATGGCATAATCCATACAACTGTATTGATCAATGGGGTAGAGATAGTAGAGGAAGAGTAGCTACTGAATTTGTTTTAGGTGGTAAAAATCACAAAGATGGTTCTAGTAAATTTGATGGTGTAATGGTACAAGCATTTCCAGAAGGAGGATATGGATGGCACTTAGGTAGAACACAATCAGGTTGGATGAATAGACATTCTGTTGGTTTAGAGATTTGTTCTTTTGGTCAATTAGATAGTGATAAGAAAACTTACATAGGTACTACTCCATGTGAGGAAGAAATAGCAACACTGAAAGAACCATTTAAAGGAAGCCTTTATTACCATAAGTATTCAGATGCACAAATCAAAGCAACTGAAAAGTGGATTAGATATGTAGGTGAAAGAGATGGTATTGATGTTAGAATAGGTTTAAAACAATTTATTCAAAAGCATGGACCAATTAAAGGTTTTGGATTTCAAATGGATGCTTGTTTAGGAAACGTAAAAGGATTATTAACTCATACTAATGTTAGACAGGATAAATCTGATTGTTATCCAGACCCTGACTTTGTAGATATGATCTTAAGTTTATAATTATGGCAATAGTAAATAAAGTAGATTTAAAACTTAAAGTAAATATTAATACAACCATTAAATATCAGATAGTAAGCTTTTGTTTTTTTGAAAATATACTCATTAGTAATTCTGACTTAGAGTTCTTAGCAGCATTAGCTAAGAATCCTGAGATAGAAATATCTAAGTTTTGTATTATGTTGACTGAATTAAATATTTTTAAAAGTTCACAGTCAGCTAGAAATGCAATTTCAAAAGCAGAAAAGAAAAACTTAGTTACTAAAACTGGTAATAATAAAAAGACTATAGTATTAAACAATGCTATAAATATTCAAAAAGATGGATTGGTGTTATTAGATTATAAAATTTTAGGAAGTGAATCCAAAGAAGCATAGGGAATTTAAAAATGGTATAGCAGAAGAAGTGGGAGTACATCAACAAGTAGTAGATGACTTTATTACTTTTTATTATGCTAAGCTAAGAAATAAACTTTCTCACTTGGACTTTCCAAGAATTAATGTAGAAGGTTTGGGTATGTTTGAACTGAGGAAAGGTAAACTTGAATCAGCTATCAAGAAAAACAAAAGCATGTTGGGAAACATAGCTAAAAGAACTTACAATGGTTATGCTAAAAGTGAAGGTATAACTGAGAACATCAAGGAGATGAGTAAGGCTCTTGAACAAATTGAGACGGATAAACTAAACAGAATAGCATTTAAAAAGAAAAGAAATGAGTAAACCTTGGTCAAAATATTTACAAGCATTTAAGAATGCTGATCAAATTGCTGATGGAATAAAAAATAAGCTATTTAAAAAAGAACATGTTGAAGCTATATTTACTGATAGATGGCAGATATGTGTTAACTGTTCTGAATTGGATCTTAAAGGTGAAAATTGTTTAGCTCCTGGAACTCAACCTTGTTGTTCTGATTGCGGATGCAGTTTAGAATTTAAATTAAGATCATTATCTTCAGAATGTCCTAAAGGTAAATGGTCATTAATAACAAGTGAAGAAGAAGAAACTTTAATTAATCAACAAATAGAAAACAATGGGAATTCAAATTAACTATGTATACAATGGAATAACAAGTAGCTTAAATACCAATCAAAGTGGAGGGTATTGGTTTACTACAATAACTTAAGATTATGGCAATATCATTTAAAGAAGAAGGTCACATTTATGAAAGTAATGACCAAGATCAAATTAATTGGACTAGCGTAACATCATTTATAGGAATGTTTAAACCTAAATTTGATAGAGATGGTCAAGCTAAAAAATCTTCTAAGAACAAAAGATCTAAATGGCATGGTATGACTCCAAAAGAAATACTTACTGCTTGGGATAATGAAACTCAAAGAGCAATAAAATTAGGAAACTGGTATCATGATCAACGTGAAGCAGATATGTTAGACTTTAAAACTATTGAAAGAAATGGTGTTGAAGTACCTATTATAAAACCTCTGATAACTGAAGAAGGAATTAAATTAGCTCCAGAACAAAAGCTTGATGAAGGTGTATATCCGGAACATATGGTGTATCTTAAGTCTGTAAAGCTTTGTGGTCAAGCAGATTTAGTTGAAGTAGTTAATGGACATATTAATATTCATGATTATAAAACAAATAAAGAAATAAAAGATAAAGGGTTTACTAATTGGGAAGGTATAACCAATAAACTTTATAAGCCTGTTAATCATTTAGATGATTGTAATCTTAAGCATTATAACTTACAACTGAGTATTTATGCGTATATTATTAAGAAGCATAACCCCAAATTAAAAATTGGTAAACTAACAATTCAACATGTTAAGTTTGAAACAGTGGGTGAAGATAGTAATGGTTACCCTATTAGCAAAATAATTAATGGTGAACCAGTATTGCAAGAAGTAAAAATTTATGAACTACCGTATCTTAGAGATGAAGTTAATGCTCTAATGATTTGGTTAAAAGACAAAAAATAATGGCAACAGTAGTAAATTTAACACAAGTACAAATAGCAAATAACACTACAAATTCAGAACAATATATAGTTGAGGATTCAACTACTATAGTTTCTTTAAATAGAGAAAATATTATTGGTGTAACAGATTACTGGGATTTTTTATGTAGAAATCTAGAATCAGGAGCTCCTACCCCAAGATATTTAAATGCTAGAATAGTATACTTATCTACATCAGTGCTACCAGCATTAGTTGTAAGTAATAGTAAATCATCAATTGTAGCATTAATAGCACAAAACCAACCTACATGATAGTTAGATTATTTGATATACAAAACAGCAAAGTAATTCCATCAGAACATTGCTATGCACTACCATTCTTAAAATCAATAATGACTGAGTATCCTGATACTTATATGCAAGTGTTTCAATACATTTTTTATATGAGTTGTCCTAACCCAGATTTAAATCCTTTCTTTAACTTACCTGAACATGAGAAAGAAGATATTATTATTGAAGAAGTAGCATTAGAAGAGTCTCCTGAAGATGGAAAGATAAGATATGCACTAGATATGTGTAAGAAAATGTATGAGACACCTACATACAGAGCATATGTGGGTATTAAATCTATGCTTGATAGATTGGCAAAGTATATGGAAGTTACTGCAATAGAACACGGGAGAGACGGTAATATAAACTCAATGGTTAATGCGGCTGCAAAGTTTGAACAGATAAGACAATCCTATAAAGGAGCTTTTACAGATATGCAGAATGAACAAGAAAGTTCAGTGCGTGGTGGAGCAGGTCTTGCATATGATCAAGTGTAATGGATAAAAAACAAAGCCAATGGCATTTTTGCTATTGGGATGAACCAATATTTAATAAAGATAAACCAAAAATAAAAGAAAATGACACAACAAGTAATACCAGTAGGGAAAAAGATTCTGATAAAACAAAAAAAAGCAGCAACAAAAACTAAATCAGGTTTATATCTACCAGAAGCAGCACAAAAAAAAGAATATAAAGGTACTGTGGTAGGCTTAGGACAATCAGTAGAAGAAATAAAGATGGGTGATGTTGTTCAATATACAGAACACTGTTTACCAACTAGAATGCAACATGATGGAGAAGAACATTTGCTTATCCAAGAAGGAGATGTATTTGCAATACTAGTTGATATAGCGGATGTATAAAGTTGTTCCTACATATAACAATGGAGTATGGGAAACAACTGAGTTTATAACTAAGGAAGATTTTATAGATTATATATTAAGTATATTTAGTGAGCCAGGAGAATATGGCTTTACTAAAGTGACTATAATGTTTAATGATGAAGCAAAAGCTTTTAATAAACAAGGATTCTATTGTAATAAACCATTTAGGTCTAAAGATTTTACTAATTATTGGGAAGATCAAAAGACTAAATGTAGAGAAGGAGTAATATATAAGGATGGTACTAAAAGTTTCTTCCTTACTAGAGATTACTACATGTGGTTAAACTTTTTACCAATCTTTGATAAAGAAGAAAAAAAGTATGGTTTTGCAAAGGTTAGAGATGCCCAATATCACATGGCATTGTATGAATTATTAGCAGAGTTAAACAATAAACATTCAGCAATACTTAAAAAACGTCAGATAGCTTCTTCATATTTTCATATGGGTAAGATTATTAATACTTACTGGTTTGAAGAGGGAAGTATCTGTAAGATTGGAGCATCATTAAAAGATTTTATTAATGATAAAGGATCTTGGAAGTTTTTAGATGAATATAAAACATTTCTTAATGAGCATACTGCTTGGTATAGACCTAGCAATCCAGAGAAAGTATTACTATGGCAACAACAGATTGAAGTTAAAATAGATAACAGAAAAACAGCAAGAGGTCTTAAATCTAAAATACAGGGTGGTTCTTTTGAGAAGAATGCTACTACTGGGGTAGGGGGTCCATGTACATATTTCTTTCATGAGGAAGCAGGTATTGCTCCAAAGATGTCAGACACATATGAGTACTTACGTCCTGCAATGTCTTCTGGTATGATGACTACAGGTATGTTTATTGCTGCAGGATCAGTGGGGGATTTACAGCAATGTAATCCATTAAAAGAAATGATTTTAAATCCTAAAGCAAATGACATATATGCAGTAGAAACAAACTTGATGGATGCTGATGGTACAATAGGTATGGCAGGATTATTTATTCCTGAACAACATTCTATGCCGCCATTCATTGATGAGTATGGTAATTCACAAGTGCCAGAAGCAATTGAAGCAATAATACAAGAAAGAGCTGGTTGGAAAAATGAATTAAATGGGGAACAATTTCAATTAAGGATTTCTCAGAAACCAATGAATATTGCAGAAGCATTTGCATATAGAAAAGCTTCAATATTTCCACAAGGAATATTAACCAGACAACAAAAAAGAATTGAAGAAAAAGAATACCCTTATGAGTTAATAGAATTAGATAGAGATGAGAAAGGTATTTTTGCTAAAAGAACTAATAAACTTCCCATTACTAAATTCCCTGTAGATAAGAAACAAATTGATAAGACAGGTGTAATAGTAGTATGGGAAAGGCCAATAAAGAATCCAGAGTTTGGAGCATACTATGCTTCTATTGATCCAGTATCAGAAGGTAAAACAACAACGTCAGATTCATTATGTAGTATATTTGTATACAAGAATGCAACAGAGGTTACTAGAACTACTGCTGCAGGAGATGTAGAACAATTCTTAGAAAAAGATAAAGTTGTTGCAGCTTGGTGTGGTAGATTTGATGATATCAACAAAACACATGAAAGGTTAGAGTTGATAATAGAATGGTTTAATGCTTGGACAATAGTAGAGAACAATATTTCTTTATTTATTCAGCATATGATAGCTAGAAAAAAACAAAGATACTTAGTACCTAAACAACAAATATTATTCTTAAAAGATTTAGGATCTAACAGAACTGTATATCAAGAATATGGATGGAAGAATACTGGTACTTTATTTAAAAGCCATTTAATTTCTTATGCTATAGAATTTTTAAGAGAGGTTATTGATGAAGAAACTGATATCAATGGTGTTGTAACAAATCAAACATTAGGTGTATCAAGAGTGCCAGATCCAATGCTTATAAAAGAAATGTTAGCATATTATCCTGGACTAAACGTGGATAGGCTGGTAGCATTTGGAGCACTAGTTGCCTTTGTTAAAATACAACAGTCAAACAGGGGTTATTCAAAAAGACGTGAATCAGAGGGTAAATCTTTGGTAAATTCAGAAAAAATTGGTAAATTAAAGTATAGTCCGTTCAAAAATCTTGGACGTTCTAATACATCTAATAGTAATAGGCCTAAGCGGTCAGGTTTTAAAAATTATAAATAGACACAACTAAACAAATCCGGAATGAGAGTATTAAATGCAATGCAGTTAAAAAAAGGAGCTAAGGCAGAAGGAGGCCCTACATATTCTAGTTTAACTCAACCAATACAGTTTTTACCTACTTCAGAAAAAACTGATGATTGGGCAGCATGGAATTTAGATTGGTTAGAATTACAAGGTGTTGAGTTTTTAAAAACCAATGCACGTAGACTTTTAAAAAATTATAAACTTGCTAAAGGAATAATTGACAAATCAGATTACATTGTTGAAGAAGACAATGACTATAAAGAATTAATGGATGTTCTAACAAAGGAGAATGACTCTGCATTAGAACTTAAGTTTTACCCTATAGTACCTAATGTTATAAATGTATTAAGTGGTGAGTTTACTAAAAGATATAATAAAGTACAATTTAGAGCAGTAGATGATAAGTCATATAATGAAATGCTTGAGCAAAAGAAAGCTGAAGTAGAAGAAACATTATTAGGAGAAGCAGAAAGAGACTTAGTACAAAGAATGATAGAGATGGGTATGGAACCAGAATCTAAAGAAGCTAAAGAACAATTATCACCAGATAATTTAAAAACCCTACCTGAAATAGAAGATTACTTTAGTAAATCTTATAGAAGTAGTATAGAAGAATGGGCAACTCACCAATTAAATGTGGATGAGGAAAGATTCAAAATGCATGAACTAGAGGAAAGAGGCTTTAGAGATATGCTTATTGCTGATAGAGAGTTTTGGCATTTCCGTATGTTAGAAGATGATTATGATGTAGAATTATGGAATCCAGTATTAACATTTTATCAGAAGTCTCCGGATCAAAGATACATTTCTGATTCAAACTATGTTGGTAAGGTAGATCTTATGACAGTATCAGATGTAGTGGATATGTATGGTTATTTAATGGATGAAAAACAATTATCATCATTACAAAGAATATATCCAGCACGTTCTGCACAGTATCAAGTAAATGGTTACCAAAATGATGGTGCATACTATGATGCTACAAGATCACATGAATGGAATACAAATGCACCAGGCTTAGCATATAGACAGTACGCAAGTAATTACATGGCTGACCCTGCACGTGGAGGAGATATACTTTCAGAAATTTTATCACAAAGTGAAGATTTAGAACAATGGGGAGATTCTAACTTATTAAGAGTATCTACTATCTATTGGAAAACTCAAAGAAAAGTTGGTCACTTAACTAAGATTGAATTTGATGGTGAAGTAACTCAAGAAATAATTGATGAGTCATTTAAGGTAACTGAAAAGCCTGTGTATGATACATCAATCTTTAAGAATAAATCTAAAGATACATTATTACAAGGAGAACATATTGAGTGGATATGGATTAATGAGACATGGGGTGGAGTTAAAGTAGGACCTAACGTTCCTGCAATGTGGCAAACAACTATGGATGATAATGTTAATCCTATATACTTAGGTATTAATAGAAACAAACCTGGAAGATTACCATTTCAGTTTAAAGGAGAAAATTCTTTATATGGATGTAAGTTACCAGTTGAGGGAAGAGTATTCTCAGATAGAAATACTAGATCTACATCACTTGTAGATTTAATGAAAGCTTACCAAGTAGGTTATAACATGGTGAATAATCAGATTGCTGATATCCTTATTGATGAATTAGGTACAGTAATTATGTTTGATCAAAATGCATTACCACGTCACTCAATGGGTGAAGACTGGGGTAAGAACAATTATGCTAAAGCATATACAGCTATGAAAGATTTTTCTATGCTGCCATTAGATACATCAATAACTAATACAGAAAACGCTACTAATTTTAATCACTACCAAACTCTAAACATGGAGCAGACTAGTAGATTAATGAGTAGAATTCAATTAGCTAATTACTTTAAACAACAATGTTTTGACTCAATAGGTATTAATCCACAACGTTTAGGTGGAGCTGTATCTGCAGAGACTGCAACAGGAGTTGTAAATGCAATGCAACAATCATATGCACAAACAGAAATCTATTTTGTACAACACTCTGATCATTTAATGCCAAGGGTACACCAAATGAGAACTGATCTTGCACAATTTTATAATAGTACTAATCCAAGTGTAAGATTGTCTTATATCTCTACAGAGGCTCAGAAGGTTAATTTTACTATAAATGGTACTGATCTATTACTTAGAGATTTTAATGTATTTGCAACTACTAAAACTAACCACAGAGCTATTCTTGAACAACTAAAGCAAATGGCATTAACAAACAATACAACTGGTGCATCAATATATGAGCTAGGTAACATTGTTAAAGCAGATTCTATTTCAGAAGTAACTGATATATTAAAAGATTCAGAAGTAAGGGTAGAACAACAAAGAGCACAAGATATGCAACAGCAACGTCAGATGCAAGAGCAGCAACTTCAAGCTAAAGCACAAGAAGAGCAAATGAAACTTCAAGCTGAGAATGCTGAGAATGAAAAAGACAGACAGAATAACATTGTCTTAGCAGAAATTAAGTCTGCTGGTTACGGATCTATGGTGGATATAAATGAAAATAAAGTATCTGATTATCAAGATGCTATGAAAGACATTAGAGAAACTACAAGATTTCAAGAGCAGACAAACATGAAGCGTGATGAACTAGCTCAAAAAGGATCAATGGAATCTGAAAGACTTAAGGTTGAAAGAGAGAAAATTGCTGCTACAAGAGATGTTGCTGCTAAAGATTTGCAGATAGCTAAAGTTAATAAAAACAAATATGATGTAGGTAATTCTAAAAAATCAGACAAGAAATAATTGGCGTTAGCTATATACTGCAATAAACTTTACATTTAACACAAATATTATAAGTTTAATATGTTGTATCATAGAAATACTTTTATTATATTGTATATATAAGGACTAAATATTAAAACCAACAATATTATGAACAACAATGACACTACTATGAAAAGTAACGTAGAGACCTTAGATGTAAATCTAGATGAGATATTCAATGGCGCACCAAGCGGCAATGATATTACGTTACCAGATGAAGCTCCAGTAAAACAAAACATTTTATCTGGGCTAAACAAAAAAGCTGACTTTTCATTTGCTGATACAGATGAAGATGGAGTAGACAACTTAGATACAAAGGTTGAAGCTAAAGAAGAATCTACAGAAGAAGAAAAAGAAGCTACTGATACTCTTGATGAGATAGTAGGTAAAAAAGAAGCTACTGGTGAAGATGGTAAAGACATCTTAGATACTTTAGATGATGAGTCTGATGAAGACATAGAGAAGAAAGAAACTAGAGGTAGAAAATCTATCAATGGTATTTCTGATGTATTCAGTAAACTTATTAAAGCAGACAAAATTGTACCATTTGATGACGGAAAGGAATTAGATGATTACAGTGCTAAGGATTGGGAAGAATTAATTGAAGCTAACTTAGAAGAGAAAGCTAATCAAGTAAGACGTGAAACTCCTAAGCAGTTCTTTGCAAGCTTACCAGAAGAATTACAAGTTGCAGCAAGATATGTAGCAGATGGTGGAACTGACATAAAAGGATTATTCAATACTTTAGGTAGTGTAGAAGAAACAAAGTCACTTAGCATTAAATCTGAATCAGATCAAGAAACAATTATAAAAGAATATTTAGGTGCTACCGGATATGGATCAGTAGAAGAAATTGCTGAAGAGATTGAAATCTGGAAAGACTTAGGAAAGCTTGAAAAACAAGCTGCTAAGTTTAAGCCTAAGTTAGATAAGATGCAGGAAAAGATTGTACTTAAGAAACTTGAAGAACAAGACTTAAAGAAAAAACAACAAGATCAAGCATCTAAACAATATATGTCAAACGTATATGAAACTCTTAAAGAAGGAAGTTTAGGAGATATTAAGGTTGACAGAAAAACACAAGCAATGTTGTATAATGGTTTAGTTCAACCTACTTACCCATCAGTAAGTGGAAAGAACACTAACTTGTTAGGACATCTTTTAGAAAAGTATCAGTTTGTAGAACCAAACTACACGTTAATATCTGAAGCACTATGGTTATTGCAAGATCCAGATGGATACAAAGCAAAAATCATGGACAAAGGAGCACAGAAAAGTGTTGAGTCAACAGTTAGGAAACTAAAGACAGCCTCAGCAGGAAATCAAACTGCAGCCTCATTAGGTGTTCAAGAACGTGAAGCAACTAAAAGAAAACCAGCAGGTAAGAAGTTACCAAGAACCAACAACATTTTTAAAAGAATTTAAATAGAGAATTTAAATATAAACACAATTAATTATTAACAAAAACAAAGTAAAATTATGGCAACTCCAGTATTAAATAATGGAATTTTCCTAAGAGATACAAGCTACAAAGCTAGTTCTCATGTTGATTCTTATCACCTAACCCAAATGCTTGGTAACGCTGAGCCTATGGATATGGGACCAGTTGATTTATGGGCAATGACCCAAAAGGTAGAAATGCCTTTATATCAAATGGCTTCATTCGGTGGAAAGAATACAATCATGGTGGACAACGCACGTGGTGAGTACAAATGGCAAACTCCAATTGCACAAGATCTTCCTTATATCGTTGCAGATATAGAGGCAGCTAATGCAACAAAAGGTGTAGATGGTACTACATTCAAAATTAAAATTTCCAAAAGAACATTTGGTCATGGTGATATCATCACTTATGACAAGTACAATGGATTAGAACTTTACATCACGGCTGATGATATTATCCCAGCAGGTGACGGTTTTATCTATACTGTTCAATTGGTAAACAACAACAACGCAGCTAGCTTAGATAATAAGTATTTAGCTAAAGGTACAAAGTTCTTCAGAAAAGGTTCTGCAAGAGGTGAGTACGGAGAGCGTTTTTCAGACATTGAAACTGGATCTGGTTTCCGTGAATTCTACAACTTTGTAGGAGGAGCAGAAGCACACGTTCATTATTCAATTTCTTCAAGAGCAGACTTAATGATCAAAGGTGGATTAAACGCTGATGGTACTGTGCCTGTAACTGAAATCTGGAGAAACTTTAACACAGATCCAAATAATCCATCAGTACCTAGTATTGAAGGTTTAGTAGCAAACATGGGTAAATCAGGAGCTAGAGAAGCATTTGAAAATGGAACTCTTACAAGAACTTTCATTACAAATATGGAAGCTGCTCACTTATCTAAAATTGCAACGGATATTGAAACTTACCTAATGTGGGGTAAAGGTGGTAGAATTAAACAAGATGGACCGGATGATATTAGATTATCTGTAGGTTTATGGTCACAGTTAGAT